TTGCCCTTTTTCATCTCGGTCTTGATGTTGGCTGATACTGCAGCCTGTGACTTGCCCTTCTTTAACGGCATCGCGCCACTCAGTTACTGATGCAAGCTTAGCCATGTCAAGCGTTGCCCAGTATTGGCTGCCATCATCACGTTGGCATAGCACTGCAGCAATCCAATTGCCGTCAATAAAGGCTTCGACAGGATCGCTGACGATCAGGCCATTTTGGAAATGCCTAAGGCTTGGCAGGTCCATATCGTTTGCGTAGCTGCTCCAAGGTTACCTCTGAACCGTCATCACGGACTAGCTTTGCAATTGCATCGCGCGGGCCGTACTTATTGGCAAGCCGGTTGAAGTATGGCACTTTCTCTGGTCCTAATGCTTCAGCCTGCACGCTGCGTGGTTGCTTGGCTAGCCACTCGCCATAGCTTTGGTTGATTGGCACTTGGCCATCCTTGCTAGCGCGGGTTGCAGTAGTAGACGGCGGCAGGATGTCTGGATCAATGATGGGCACCGTGGTTGAGCGGCAGTTGAAGTGCTGCGGCGGCATTGGCCCTTTGCCGTATTCAAACTCGCGGCCATCTAATGCACGACAGATTGCGGTGGTGCGGGTATCAAGCGTGGCAACGTAGCGATATTTCTTGGTAATGTCTTGATTGGCCTCATACACCTGCTGGCTGGCGCTATTGGCCACTTGATTGATGCTGGTGCGCACTAGAGCCATGACTTGGTTGTCGGCCACGGCAGTTGCCTGGCCGCCTGCTGCCACAAGCTGCCCTACGGTCTTGGCCTGCTCGCCAAATTGCAGGCTGCCAATCAAGCGCTTGGCGATGTCTGGCGTGGTTTCACCTGTCAGCAATCCTTGCCGCACCACCTGCGAAAATCGCTCAGCCTGATCAACGGCAATGCCCCTGAACGCCTTGCTGACTACCTCGCCATTGGGCAGCGTAATGGTGGCACCTTGCGCAGCAGTGAGGCTGAATGTCTGCGGTGCGCCTTGCACTGCTGCAAACAGATCATCCGATAGCGCAACCACGTTGATTTGCGTTGGGTCGGTTGTGACCACGCTTTGCGCAAACTGCGGGCTGATTTCCACGGTATTGACCGCCGTGCGCGCACCAGCTGGCAGCGCCTTGCGTAGCTCTTCGGCTACAAATTCAGACTGCAGCTCAGCCAAGCCTTGCAGCTCAGTGACCGTTAACTCTGTTGCATCACCAGCCCAGCCAGCCAGTGAATCCTTGAGCTGCGCCAAGATGGCGCGCAACCTGGCAGCCTTGACCGGCGCTGCCAAATCATCAATGGTGCGCAGCTGATTGACTGCATCAATGATGATGTCGTTGTATGCGTTGATGACACGCCGAGCCACGCTATTGCTATAGCGATTCAGGTCAATCGCGTTGCGGTACAGCCTGGCTGGTGTTGTCATTGCATGATGCCCAAGTCTGTTGCGCTATGGCCAGAGCGGATGCTTAAATTGGCGCCGCGATGCAGCGCGCTAGTCACGACTTCCGCAAACGCGTCATACCCGTTTTGGCCGTCTTCCATCAATACCACCTCATCAATTGAATCGGGCTTGCCATCTTTGTACCAGCTAATGCGGATGATTGCCAAGATTTCATCTGGCAGCACACTGACGTGATAATCAAGCTCTTGGCGGCGTGGCCTCTTCGGTTCCAACATAATCATCAGATCCACTAGCCAGTCGGTCAGCCTGTCCAGCAGGTTGTAGGTCCATTCCCGCATTAGCCGTGGCCTCCAGTTCTTGTTCAACGTCGAAATCATCGCCCAAGACCTCGCCATCAGCCAGTTGCTGCAGCAGGGTTTCTTGAGTGATGGTGCCAGCAGTGTAAAGCTCGCGCAGGCTGGTAATCTCCTGCGGGTCAAGCCGGATACCCATAAAGTCACGGTTCACATGGCAGCTGCCGGCGGCTTCATTCTGGCCGAGGTACTGCGCATGGAACTGCAGGCAGTTGTCGATCATATCCTGCATATTTTGCGCAATCACCATCATGGTGCTGTCACCTTGACTGCGATTGATGCGCTTTGCTTCAGCGGTCTCGGCAGTCAGTTTCTGGCCTAGCACTGCCGACAGGCCAAGCTCATTGATCTGCAATGCAAGCTGCTCTAGCCGCTGGAACTGATGCTGAAAACTGGTACCGCCGGGTTCGATGTACTCAGCGCGGCCTTCTGCAGGAAATGCAATCGCTTCACCGGGGCCTGCTGATACTTCCTCGGCACTGCTTGGGAATCCATAAAACGCCAGCATTGGCACCGCTGAGATGTGCAACTGGTTATCAAGGTCAGACTGAATCTGATAGGTCTTCAGGTTTAGCTCGGCAATATCCTCCAGCGGCGGCCGTGATTCCATAAAGCCCACGCGGTTGGCATAGGCAACGCTGAATGGGATCTCGCTAAGGCTGGTGCGGCCTTCGTCCACAATGCGGAAGTCGCCCTTGTCATCCTTTTGGTGGATCTGGTACTCGCCAGGCGTCAATACACGCACCTGCTGCACCACCTTCTCGCCGTACTCACCATCAGGCACGCTGGCCAGCTCCTGCAGGCGCAGCATGGTCAGCTGCTGCTTGCCTTCCTTGGCCTCAGTGCGCCATCCAAGGATGTCGCGTGGTGTGTAGGTCACCCAATACGGCCTGCCGCCATCAGCAGGTGCATCTACTAGCGTGCCAATGTGGCCATAGCGCACCATCTTGCGCGCGGTCTCATAGGTCCACACGTTGAGGTCGTTGCCGTTGAGGTCAACGTCAAACAACTGCTCACGGATGGTGTCACTGGTATCGATCAACCGCACCGGCTTGCGGGTCAACATCCCAGCCAGCAGTCGCTCTAGGCGTTGGTAGTACGGCGGCACCACGCTGCGAGCAAGACGGTTGTCGTAGGACTCGTCTTGCTCGCGTGGCTCTTGCGGCAGGTAGCGGCGGTGCTTGCGGCGCATCTCGTAAGTTCCGCCCAGCAAGTCTTCAATCAGAATCCAATGCGCCTCTTGCGCGTACCACGTGGAGTTTGCATCCTGCACACGGGTGACCTTACGCTCTGCCGTAGGCCGGTCGTAGTAGTTGAAACCCGTGTACATGTCATATGTCAAGCTGCAGTCAGTGTAACGCTGTTGCGGGTTACCTTAATTTCAAACTCATCGCCAGGGTTGAAGCCCATCTCCTTGACGTACCCTTCACCAATGGACAGCTTGCCGTTGAACTGCACCTTGGTTTTGTAGGTCAAGGTGCGACCTGCCTTTTTAGGGCCAGCCAATGCAATGCCCTTGGCCTCGAGGAGCGCTTCGTAAAACGCGGTGAAGCAAAGCTTTTCGCCTTTGATGTAGCCGCATTCACGGACCAGCTCGGTCTTGTTAAGGTGCCCAGCTTCTTTGACTTTCGACAGTAGTTCAGCGCCGGTCAGCATGAGTGCAGTAAATAGATAGCGGATTTAATATAGCCTGATGCCAGTGCTTCGTCCAGCATTGGCGTGCAGTGGGTTGAACTCACGCCAGATGATGTAGCCAAGTGCATCGTTCATGTGGTCATAGCCTGCGTCCTTGTCAGGCTCACCTTTCTCGTTGTAGGACTGCAACTCAAGGCACTCAATCACTTTGCGGCAGCCGCTTGCTACCTGTAGCCGAACTTGGCCTTTGCCGTTTTCCAGCAAAGCTTGAACAGCAGCCACGCGATCGCGGACGGGAGGATTGCTGCGCGGCGATTGGTTTGACATGCCGTACGACTCAAGGATTTGGATGTCTGTTTGTGCAGCGTTGGTGCTGCGGTTGCCGCCACTGGCGTCAGGGTAAACATAGATGCGATGCGTCGGGTATCTGGATTTGATCGACTGCGCCAGGGCGTCAGTGTCATGCGCACCTGAGATCTCATCTATTACTAACAGGCTGCTGCCCTGCCGGATGGCAATTACGGCTGACATGTTGCCAACGTTAAAGTCAACGCCAACCCTGAGCGGCTCTTTACTGATGTCTGGCATGGTTGCCAATACATGTTTGCTGCGATCAAAGCGGTCATACACCTGGCCAGTGGTGAGGTTGACGAATTCGCCGTCTAGATACGCCTTGAGCAAGCTTGGATCGTAGTTGGCCTGCAGTCGCTCAATAAAGTCCGGTGGCAAGTGTGGGTTGTCTACGGTGCGCATCTTGATCAGATGCCGATCTGGCCGCGCTTTTGCGTCATCACTGCCAAACGTGTTCCACATCCAGCGGAAACCCTCTGGCGTGCTGGCCGCGGCAAACTGCCGGACATTGCCCGAGCGCAAACGACCAAGGATCTTGGGAAATGCCTTGTTGGCAATGCTGGGCGTCACCGTATCGATCTCGTCAGCCAACACCCAGGCAAGGTTCAAGCCGATAATCCGTGACCAGTTCTCAAACGACCGGCAAAGGATCTTGGTGTCACCCTGCGGTAGGTGCAGCGTGTATTCCGGCAGCGGACTAGCTCTGAAGGTGTACGGAATGTCATACGCCTCTAGGAAATCATCAAAGTCGTTCTGCCAGATGTCACGGATCAGTGGGCCAGTGGGTTCCATCACGGCACCGATAAAGCCTTGATTGGCCGCGGCCAGCATCACCGCCTTGGCGCATAGCGCCCTGGTCTTGCCGGCGCCATACCCGGCAGAGATACCAAGAATCTGCGTTGCGGTGTCATCCACAAACGCAAGCT